CAATTTCTTTAAATTACATTATCTCACTTCCTCATAAGTTACTTGAAATATATCAGGTTTACAAGGGTAAAACTCCCCTTTAACACCTTTTATTATGTAATCTCCAAAACTAGCTTTCATTATTCCTTCAAGTGTTTCTATTTCAATATAGCCTTGTTTTAACATCCTTTGATTAAAATCTTCAAGTTCTTCTGTACTTTTAGTTTCTTTATAATTTGCTTCATCTAAAAAATCAAAAACTTCTATAATATTATCCTCTTTTAATTGTATTGCTTCTATTTTTATAGGTTTTTTAATATATTTTTTAATCATTTATTCTCTCCTCCAAGTTTCTCTATTTGTTCTTTTAATTCAATTAGACACTTATCGCATATATCAATTATTGTACCTCCACTAGAGTTTTCTGCTCTAATTTCTAGTACATTTACATTATTAGTACTATTACAACAATTGCATCTAATTCCATAAAATTGATATGTTATAGTTTTCTTTAATTCACTATTTTTTATTAGTTTAATCATTTCCAATCTCTCCATTTCTCACTTTTTCCCAGAAGTCTTTCCATTCTTGACTATCTATAACTTTTTGTGCTTCTTCTTCTGTTCTGAAATAATTGCCCAATTCATAAAAAGACTCTTTATAGCTTCCATAATCATCTTGAGTAGTTGACACTTCACCATTTGCATAAATACAAAAGAATCTTTCATGAGGTGCAGCTCTCCACCTATAAGGTATTCCGTATTCTTTATTCACATAATCAACAAATTCTTTTATTTTATTTATTGCTTCTTCACAGTAACAATTAATATCGTTATCTGATAGATAAATATCACTATATAAACATATTATGCGTTCTTCTAAATCTGTTGGACTTTCTATAAAACTACAGTTATATTTTTCAACATCTTCTTTTAATAAACCTCCTGCAAAAAAATCATAGTCTAATTTTTTAATTCTTACTGCAACTTTATCAAAGACTTCTTGAGTTTCTATCTCTAATACCTTTTCTTTTTCCATCTTATCCTCCTATTTTCTATACTTTGAACATCTTACCGACGTCGGCAAAATGTTTAACTTTAGATTTTTACGACTGTTTCAATTTTGGAAATAGTCGTAAAATCTAGCTTTTAATTTTCAGACATTTTTAATAGAAGTTCTTTAACTTCATCAAAATTTTTTATATAATTTCTAGCTTCTTCTTGTGAATTATAATAATAACTCTCGCTGTTTGTGCTTCTTATTACTATTTCATTATTTCCAACTCTTAATGCTTGAATATTAGATAAATTAATCAATTCATAGCATCCATTTCCAAATTCAAATTTAATAAACTTCATTTAATCCTCCTACAAAACTCTTATTTCTACTCCTGCTTTAGCCTTATCAACTTCAAAACCTTTAAATATTGGTATTACATTAGTAGAATCATCATCTTCTATATAGTCGTATTCCTGCATCAAATCAAAAATTATTTGTGCAGCATTGATATAATCAAATCTTCTTCTTGAATCTCTAATAAAAAATAACTCAATTTTATAAGGTTTTTCCTTATTTTCTAGCATTTTAAGAAAGTTTCTTTTATTTAAAATCCAATCTGTTTTTGAAGTTTTTATATATTTTTCTGTAACTTCTGAATTTATCAATCTTGTTGTTTTCTTTCCAGTTTTTTTATTAGTAATTGTTATTATTCTTTTACTATTTTTAGAACTTGGTGTATTTCCTCTAATAAAAATCATACATCCTCCTATATCATCATAAGCATTATTATATTTGTAACCATTAAAATAATAATTGAAAATACTGCTATTCTTTTCATTAAGCCTATCAGAAATTTTATTAATCCCTTTAAACTTTAAAAATTCAATCATTTCTTCAGCACTTAAATTTGTAGTTATTATCATTGGTTTTTCTGCATTATATCTAACATCAATAAGGCTATTTATCTTTTCTTTTCCCCACTCATCAGATATTTTTTCACTTCCTAAATCATCAATGAAAAGCATATCAGCCTCTTTTGCTGCTTCTAATAATTGACTTTCAATTTGAAAATTATCTTTGATGGTTCTTAAATATCCAGCTAAGTTAAAACTTAACACTGTATAACCATGCTCAGTTAAATAATTACATATGCAGTTTGCTAGGAATGTTTTCCCAGTCCCGCAGCCTCCTCTAAATAATAAGCCATCATTTATTTCAATTACCTTGTCAAAACCTTTAACATAATTTTTAATTTTTCTATACAATTCATTTTCTGCCTTATTATTTCCTAAAATTGCATTTTTAAAGCTATCTCTTCCATAATTTCTGCTAGTTATTGATAATTCTTTAAACTTCTCAATTTTAGCTTTTATTCTTGCTTCTTTTTGACAAGAACATTCATTAAATCTAGTTCTACCTTCTGAAAATTCCAATAGAGTAGGTTCTCCACATTTTTCACATTTAGCTAGAACTTTTGGATCTTTATTTTCTCCTGGTATATTCTCTATAAATTCTTTAACATCTGTATTTTTAGCTATTTCTTCTATTTTCTGAATACTCAATTTATCCTCCTCTCAGAATTTCATCCATAGTTTTTGAGTAGTCTTTTTCTTTCTCCTGGTTCTCTTCTTGTTTGAGGGAATAATTATCTCTAAGACAAGCTATAACCCATCCATCAGATTTATTGTTTTTATCAGCATATAGGAATACTTCTTTTATTCTATTTAAGTCAGAGCAATATTTAAGAACATTATCTATTTTTATATTTCTGATTTTAATTAAAAATTTAATTTCTTGTCTTATAACAGCAGCAACATTTTCTTTATTGTTGTTATTAATATTATTCTTATTAATATTATTCTTATTATTTATTATTATTAGAGTATCCTTAGGGTTACTAGTAGTGGTATCCTTAGGGTTACTAGTAGTGGTATCCTTAGGGTTACTAGTAGTGGTATCCTTAGGGTTACTAGCTAAATAATATATAGTAGCTTTACCATGTACTTTTTTACTTTTAATTAATCCTAAACTTTCTAGGTCTTGAATACCTTTTGTAATTCCGTTTCTTTTAGATATTTTTAAATCTTCTGCTAGAGAGTTATAAGCATACACAAAAAAAATTTCTCCATTTTCATCTGTAAATTTTTTTTTATTTTCTTCTAAGCATGATACTTTATATCTATCTAACATTAGCATATATATAGAAAATGCTGTACTATTAATTACTCCATCCCTCCATAGCCTGAAGAGGCTCTTTGGGACTTGGTAAAATGGTTCTTTTTCTTTCAAGTCCCTTACCTCCTTTTATTATTTAAAATTTAAAGCTAATAAGACAAGTATGGCACTTTCTAAGAATAAAGCTATTATTAGAGCTATATTAAATTTGGTTAATTTTTGATTTTTTTCAATTTCTTTATCATTTTCATTTAACCAGAATTTAACTCTATTTTTATAATAATTTTCCCAGTATTTTACATCATCTAATTCCCATTTTAATTGACCTATTTTATTTAAAAGTTTCTTCATATTCTCTTCTGTTACTTCTATTTTTTCAAATTTAATTTCTATATTATTTTCCATCTACATAAGCTCCTTATTTTGTTAAAAATCAACCTGTATGGTCTTTTAATTGTTGTCTGGGAATAAAATTTCTGCAACTTTATCTATATCTTTGTTATCGCCAGATTCTGTAATAAATTCACCTGTTTCAGCATTGATAATATCACCATTATTTTCAAGTATTTCAATTTCTTGTACTTCTGTACTCTTGTCATCTATAACTTTAAATGATTTTTCATCTTTTGCGGCCATTTCAAGAAATTCAACTGATACTGGTAACCATTTTAATAGTTTTTTTACTACTGTTTTTTGAGACATTTCCTCAAAATTCTTGTTCCATACATCATTTTTATAAGATCCTTTTCTATATTTTTCTTCGTGTTTTACAACTTCATCTTTTGTCATATATTCAAAAGCCTTAGCACCATCTTTTAATATTGCTACTGCATAAAAGCCTTTTATTTCTCCTCTTTCATCAAAATTTGGCTTATGTGTTAATGTTCTTGATAATCCATATTCAATGTTAAAGTCATCATTTTCATATACTGTATAACTGTATATATCAGATAATTGTCCACTTCTTCTTAGTAATTCAATTAATCCTTTATATCCTATTTGAAACTGACACTCAACAGTACCAGCTTTCTTATTTTCAAATGGTATTAAATAACATTGTCCTAGAGTTCCTGGTTCTAAACCAAGTTGAGCAGATACCATTAAAGCACCTAACAAACTCTCTTGACTACATTTAGCAAGTTTTGGGTTTTGTCTTATTGTAGTAATAGCTATTCTAACAAACCTTTCACTATTTATATGTTTTGGTAATGCAGTTGCAAATTGTTTTGCTCCCGCTTGTATTACATCAAATATTGTTTTAGATTTATTTTCTTTTTTTACCATTGTTCCAGTATTTCCTGATGTTAAACTATTTTTTGCTGTTGGCATATTATCAACTCTCCTTATTCTTCATCTCTATTTTGATTTTTTTGTTTTCTGCCTCTTTTCTTATGCTTTTCTTCTTCTATTTCATCTGTTTTATCAACTTCATCTGGATTATCTTCTTCTTTTTTTTCAGTTTTATCTTTTAAAAGATTTTGATTATTATTACCTGGTTCTGTTACTTCAACAATCTCAGCTTCTTCAATATCATTTTTTTTATCTTCATCAAATAAAGATAAATTATTATTAGTTTTTATTGATGCCATTCTTTCAAATGCTTTTTCTATACAACTGATTGCTTCTGTTTCTATTTCTTCAATAGTCATATTTTCAAGTTCTAAACCTTTATTTAATAACTTTTCATCAAAAACTTCTGCCCAAATAGCTTCTTCTAAATAATATTCAACACCATTTATTTTTGTTTTTGGTACTTCTTCTTTACAAACAATATTATTAAAAATTATTGTTGTTTCACTTAATTTTTTAAATTCCAATGATAATTTTGTATTTGAAGTTTCAAAAACCAATTTTGTTTTATCTTCTTTGATTTGTTTTTCAATTAATGCCCAACCTAAAACATTATATTTACTTCTTATAATTTCATCTGTATACCATTTTAAAATATTATCACTTATCATATTCAATTCCTCCCTTATCTAACCATTAAAAATTTTGATGTTTTTTGATGCTTGTTTTCTAACTCTCTATATTGTTCCATTAGTTCCAAATTTTCTTTTGCCATAGCCTCAAAATCAGGTGTTTTTCTAGTTTGTATGTTAAATTTAAACTTTCCAGCAACTCCCTTTTGAGTACCGTTATTTATAAGTTCCAGCATTACCTCTTCTTTTAATAGATCCTGTTCTTTCTTTAAAGAATTAATTTCTTTACTTAACTCTTTAATTTTTGCAGCTTTTTCTTCTAAGTCTGCAAACTCTATAACTTCATTATTTTCTATTTCTAATGCTTTTTGTTTTAAATAATTCATGTAAGCATCTGAACCATCTGGCATTGGAGGAATCTTTTTTAATAAATTTTCTTGATAAAATTCAGTAGCTTTATTTCTAATTAAACTTATATCTTCCTCGCTTCTCTCTATCTTAAATTCCTTATATTGCTGTCCTCCAATTAGTACAGCTATATATGCAAATTTATAACCTGTAAGCATAAGATAATGCTGCACCTGTGCATAATAATACTGAGGTATTACATCATCTTCCCAGTCTTTTTTATTCCAAAGAGATGTCGTTTTTATTTCTAAAACTCCATAATCTCCTGTTTCTTTATCTTTTAATGCTCCATCTAAATTAGCAATTAAAAAATCATTTACAACTGAGTAAGGAACTTCATATACAATTAGTTCTTTATGTTTATTGGAAAACTCTTTTAAAATAGTTCCCTCTAACATATGTCCCCAATGTGTTAGTTCATTACCTTTGAAATTGTTACCTTCCGTTTTATCTACATAAACATCAACTATTGATTTATAAGGATTTACTCCAATTATTGCCCCTATGTCACTTCCACCTATTCTTTTTGCTCTAAGTTCATGCCAATCATCTTCATTATCATAACCAAGAACTTTTGTATTTTCAGTATTTGCTGTTACAGAAGTTTCAAACTCTTCTTTTGTCATTTCTATTACTTCTGATTTAGTAACACTTATTAATTGTTCTAAATCTGCTTTATTTAATTTACTATATCCTATTAACCCTAAATTTTTTGCTTCTTCTCTTAATTCTTTAACTGTCATTTTTTTATCACTCCTTGAATTTTTTAAAAATTTGATATATAATTCAAGTAAAGTTAAATACTTGAATATTTTTTTCTAAACATCTAATAAACTTTGGTCGGTGCTATTAGATGTTTTTATTTTTTTATAACTTTTCCCTGCTAAAAAGTTCAACCAATGTGGTTTTATTATTAAATATTTCCCCCTTTCCTTTTCTTGATCTTTTATATAGATACAACCTGGAACTTCATTAGCTTGAATTAAACTATAAACATCATCTTTATTTAATTCTCCACCAGATAAAGCAACAGCCTCTTCTACACTGATTTTATAATCTCCCATTTAATCACCTTTTTCTAAAAGTTCTAATACAAATTTGCAAGTATCAACTACACCTTGATAATATCTAACCATTGCATAAGCATGTCCTTCAGCAACTGGTCTATTTTCTTTTCCTATTTTGTAATATTCTTCATTTGCTTCTTTTAAATTTTCATTTGCTAGGTTTAGTTTAATTTCAATTCTTTCTTTTCCTGTCATAAATATCACATCCATTCTAATAATTTATCAAATGGATAGTTAAGACATAGCCAAAAAATCTTAAATACCCATTTAATCTTAAATTTCAAATAGTTAAAAAATGTTACTTTTTTAAATTTTTTATTTTTCATATTTATCCCAAACCTCC